GCTTTACCTGAAGATGTCGCTGCTTATATGAAATATAAAAAGGAAACAGGAAGGGGATTTGAAGATTTCTTAAATCTTAAGAAAGATTACGATTCAATGGACCCTGAAAGTTTACTTAAAAATTATTTATCAGCAACTCAAGAAGGACTTGATGCTGATGACATTGATTCTTTAATGGATGATTATCGTTATGATGAAGATATTGACGATGAATCACAAATTAAAAGAATTAAGATTGCAACAAAAAAGGCTATTGCTGAAGCAAAGAAATTTTTCAATTCTCAAAAAGAACAATACAAAGTGCCACTTGAGTCAAGTACCCCACTTGTTTCTGACGAGGAAAGAGAGATTTACGAAAGCTATAAGCAATATACTAAGCAAGCGAAGACTATTGAAGAAGAGAATGAAAGAAAAAGAGATTGGTTTAACCAAAAATCTGATGAGTTATTTAATGTAGATTTCAAAGGTTTTGATTTCAATATTAATGATAAACAAATTACTTTCACTCCCGGAAGTGCTTCTGAACTTAAAAAGGCTCAATCCACACCTGCTAACTTTATTAATAAGTTTTTAGATGAGCAAGGGCTAATTAAAGATGCAGCAGGTTATCATAGGTCATTAGCTGTAGCTATGAATCCGGAAAGGTTTGCTAAGTTCTTTTATGAACAAGGACAAGCCGATGCAATTGATGGAACAATGAAAGGCATAAAAAACATTCAAATGTCTGAAAACAGAGCTCCTCAAATTACAAAAACAACGGATGGAATGCAGGTAAAAGCGGTAAATCCTGATTCGGGTAAAAGCCTAAGAATCCGTAGTATAAAAAGAATATAAATTTAAAAATTAATTAAAATGGCAGGTACATTATTATCTAATCCTACTTTTGCATTACAGCCAAGTGCTGAACAAGTAGCATTACAGACAAATTATATTACCAATTTTAACTTCTTGAATCAGTATCTTCCTGATACTTACGAAAAAGAATTTGAAAGATATGGTAATAGAACCATCGCATCATTCTTGAGAATGGTAGGTGCTGAGATGCCTTCTAATTCTGACCAAATCAAATGGGCAGAACAAGGTCGTCTTCACATTAAATACACCAACATTACTTCAGGTGCAGCAATTAACGCTAACACAGCAACTTTCACAGTAGCTGATGCAGGTGTTACTTACATTGCAATTAGAGTTGGTCAAACAGTTATGATTCAAAACAACGCTTCAGGTGTTTTCAACAAAGCTGTTGTAACTGCTGTTCCTACAGCTACTACTTTTACAGTAGCTTACTATGAGGCAACAGGACAGGCTTTTGCTGTAGCTACTCAATGTACTGTATTTATTTACGGTTCTGAGTTTAGAAAAGGAACTACCGGAATGGTTGGTTCATTAGAAGCTGAAGATGACATCTACAGCAACAACCCAATTATCATCAAAGATAAATATGCGGTTAATGGTTCTGATATGGCTCAAATCGGATGGGTTGAAGTTACTACTGAAAACGGTGCTACAGGTTACTTGTGGTATTTGAAATCAGAGCACGAAACTCGTTTACGTTTCGAAGATTACTTAGAAACTGCAATGATTGAAGCTGTTCCTATGGCTAACACTACCAATGCTACCTCTACAGGTTTAATTGGTTCTCAAGGTATTTTCTATGTTGTTAACAACAGAGGAAATGTTTGGGGTGGTGGTACACCAACTTCTTTATCTGATTGGGATTCTATCGTTTCTCGTTTAGACAAACAAGGAGCTATCGAAGAAAACGTAGTGTTTGTTAACCGTGGATTGTCTTTCGACATCGACAATATGTTAGCTACATTAAATGGTTACAACGGAGCTAATGCTGCGGGTGCTGCATCTTATGGTTTATTCGATAACGATGTTGATATGGCGTTAAACTTAGGATTCACAGGATTCCGTAGAGGTTACGATTTCTACAAGTCTGATTGGAAATACTTAAACGACCCAACTATGCGTGGTGGATTAAACACTACAGCAGGTACTGCTACAGGTACAATCACAGGTCTTTTAGTTCCTGCAGGTTCTACTTCTGTGTACGACCAAATAATGGGTAAAAACGCTAAGAGACCATTCTTACACGTAAGATACCGTGCTTCTGAAGCTGAGGACAGACGTTACAAAACTTGGATTACAGGTTCTGCCGGAGGTGCTCAAACATCTGACTTAGATGCAATGGAAGTGAACTTCCTATCTGAAAGATGTGTATGTACTTTAGGTGCAAATAACTTCGTATTATTCCGTTACGGTTAATATATAGTTTTAAATATTACAGGGGGACATCAGTGTCCCTCTGTATATTTTTTAGTTAAAAATTAAATTAAATTAAATTAAATTATCATAAAATGGCAACAACACCTTCAATAGACAAAGTCTATAAATTAACAATAGGAAATCCGCTTTCATATAGTTTAGCGGCAAGAAATCATCCACGATTTCCTTTAATGTGGTATGATGAAAAAAAGAATGAGAACCGTGCTCTTAGATATGCGGTAAATCAAAAGTCTCCTTTCGAAGATGAGCAAGATGGAAATGCAATTATTGAACCAATTATTTTTGAAGATGGTTTTTTAAGCGTTCCAAGAACTAATCCTGCATTACAAGCTTTCTTACATTATCACCCATTGAATGGTAGAATATTTGTAGAAGTAGATGAGGAAAAAGATGCTGCTAATGAGGTAGAAGATTTAGACCTTGAAATTGATGCTTTAGTTGAAGCGAGAAAGCTTTCACTTGAGCAAATTGAAACTCTTACAAGAGTTATGTTTGGTAAAGACCCTTCTACAATTTCAACAGCAGAATTAAAACGAGATATATTAGTGTTTGCTAAAAATGACCCAAAAGGATTCTTGGCTACATTGAATGACCCTGAACTTCAGTTCCAAGCTAAAGTTCGTTTATTCTTTGAAGAAAAATTATTAGCATTACGCAATAACGATAAAGAGGTTTGGTTTAGTACACCAACCAATAAAAAGAAAATGTTGTCAGTACCATTTGGTGAAGACCCTTACGATATGGTAGGTTATTTCTTATCAAGTGATGATGGTATTGATGCACTTAAAATGTTAGAGGCAAACTTACCTCAATAATATTTTTTACGGTCGGGGTGTCTCCCGGTTGAAAAATTAGCACAGATTTATTTCTGTGCTTTTTTTATGTATATTTGTAAAAAGATTTAAAAAATGATAAACGAAGTTAGAAACACAGTATTATCCGTATTGAATAAAAATAATTACGGTTATATTTCTCCATCAGACTTCAATTTATATGCTGAAAATGCACAGATGGAGTTATTTGAAGAATACTTCAGTAATTATAACAAGGCTATAAATGCTGAAAATGCACGTACAGCCGGAAGTGATTATGCTGAAGTAGAAGGTCCTATTGCTGAAACTATCGAAGGTTTTTTAGTTACAAATTATTTAGCACATTTAGGTTCAAATAGATACTCAATACCATCTCTTACTACGACAGGAGATACTGCTTATTATATATTAAAAGTACTTTGTCATACGAAAAAATTGACATCAGGAGTAACTACAGGAGTTACATTAAATACACTTGTAAACTCTTCAGCAACTTTTTTATCAAATGGTTTATCAGTAGGAGATATTGTTGTAAATGGAACTACAGGAGCTGTATCTACCATTGTAACTATTGTTAGTAATACATCATTATTATTGACTTCAAATATTTTTACAGTAGTAGGTCAAACTTATAATATATATTCAAAAGCATCTAAAGAAGCAGATAAGGTTAGTGTTGGAAAAATTACAATGCTTAATGCATCGAGTTTAACAACTCCAACTGAATTTTATCCATCATATACTTTTGAAGGAGAAAGACTTACATTATTTCCTGATACTATAGATGCTAAGGGAAAAGTTGAAGCTGTTTATTTTAGGCACCCAAAAGTACCAAAGTGGACTTATATTACATTAACAAATGGTGAACCTGCATTTGACCAATCACAGCCCGACTATGAAGATTTTGAACTTCCTTTTGAAGATACATATAGATTAGTAATGAAAATACTTCAGTATTGTGGTATTTCAATTCGTGAAACTGAAGTTGCTCAATTTGGTATGATTCAAGAGCAACAAATAAATCAACAATAAAAATAACGAGAAATGGCATATATATCGCAATATCAATATTACGACAACAATGGTAACACTCCTCAAGATGCAAATTGGGGTTCTTATCAATATGTTAGTTTAGATGATATAGTCAATAATTTTTTATTGATGTATTCGGGAAACCATTCATTAGTAAATAATGAAGAAAGGTATAAAGTAATCTTTCACGCAAAAAGAGCTATACAAGAACTTAATTATGATGCTTTTAAAGAAATCAAAGTATTAGAGTTAAGTGTTGCTGATTCGTTAAGATACGTACTTCCATCGGACTATGTAAATTGGGTTCGTATTTCTTTATACAAAGATGGGTGGCTTAGACCATTAACTGAGAATATTCAGACTTTATCTTCTAATGCTTATCTTCAGGACCAACAAGGAAATATTTTATTTGACCAAAATGGAAATATACTTAGTCCTCAATATTCTGATATTGACTACGATAGGTTGATGAAGTTAAAGAAAAGTATTTATCTAAATCAAGGAAACCAATTTCACGGACAAGCAGGTTGGAATGTTGATGGGATGTGGTATTTTGATTATGGAGTTGGAACTCCATTCGGATTAAACACTGAAACTGCAAACTTTAATCCTACTTTTAACATTGATAAAAAAGCAGGAGTTATTAACTTTGATTCAAGTATGGCAGGTGAATTATGTATTCTTGAGTATGTATCTGATGGTATGGAGAATGGAGATAATTCATTAATTACTGTTAATAAATTATTTGAACAATATATTTACGCAGCTATTAAATATGAGATATTAAATTCTAAATTTAATGTTCAAGAATATGTAGTAGCAAGAGCAAGAAAAGATAGAGCTGCATTATTAAGAAATGCAAAAATTAGAATCAGTAATATTCATCCGGGAAGACTCTTAATGAATTTAAGAGGAATGGATAAGATAATAAAGTAATATGAGCAATAATTTTACAAGAAATTTTTTATCAGGCAGAATGAATAAAGTTGTTGACCAACGACTTCTTCCTGAAGGTGAGTATGTTAATGCTATGAATGTTAGAATGGGTTCTACTGAAAAAGCTGAAGTAGGAGTTATTACTAATACTAAAGGTAATTTACCATTGACCTCATTGGCTTATATTGATGGTACTCTTTTAAGTACAGATGCAAGATGTATTGGTGCTATTGAAGATAGTGCAAATGAAACTATATATTGGTTTGTTCACGACCCATCTTTCACTGTAGGAGCTACAGGAAAACTTGATTTAATTGTATCTTTTAATATACTAACAAACATACTAACGTATCACGTTATTAGTATAAATGATGGTGGTGGTATAAATACTACATTAAATTTTAATCCAACTTATCTTATAACGGGAGTAAATCTAATTGAAGATTTAATATTTTTTACAGATGATTATAATCCTCCAAGGTTTATAAACATAAGACCTCTTACAAATAGATACCCAAATCCTATTGCTAATATTGACCAAGTTACAGCAGAATCTTTACTTGTTATAAAGAAACCTCCAACTCAGTCTCCAAGCGTAACACCTATTATAACAAGCGGTCAAGAGAATTTCTTAGAGACAAGATTTATATGTTTTGCATATAGATATAGATATGTAGATGGAGAATACTCTGCTACATCTCAATGGTCAGAACCGGCTTTTATACCACAGCCATTTGAGTTTAGTAAAAATAGTATGCTAAATGAAGGTATGGTTAATTCTTGTAATGCTGCAATAATTGAGTACAACTCAGGTGGACCTCTTGTTGTTGGTATTGATTTGTTGTTTAAAGAGTCAAACAAAAATATAATTAAAATTATTGAGAAACTTGAAAAGGCAGATTTAGGTCTTGCTAATAATCAAGTTTATCAGTTTTCATTTAACAATAGTAAAATATTTACAGTATTAAATGAAGCTGAAATATTAAGACTTTATGATAACGTACCTCGTTTTGCTAAAGCCCAAACAATTATGGGTAATAGATTAATGTATGGTAACTATATTGAAGGTTATGATTTAATTGATAAAAATGGAGTTCCTGTTAAATTTGAATATACAACATCTTTAACATCTGAATCTATAGGACAAACTGCTCTTGTTGACGCAACAGGAAATGGTACTTACAATATAGACCCAACTTCATTAGGAGAAGTTATTACAGCCTCTATTACAACTTTTGATTTAACAGGAATAAATTTAGTAGCAGGTTCGTCTATTACTATAAATATGACAATAACCCATTCATCTTTTACGGGTGCTACTCCTTTTCCTACAGAAACAACTGATTTTATAGACTTAGATTTTGTATTTACTTTATCAACAAATTATTCATCTGTGTATGCATTGGCTACGAGTCCTGAGTTTACACAAGCTATAGGTACTGTAACTAATATTAAACCTGTATATAGTTCAACACCGGGTGCTCAAACATCTTGTGATGGTACTACACTTACTGACCAAGTAAACTGTTTTTTACCTAATAATTTAGATGCTTTAATAAAATATGGTAGTGGTATAAATGCTATATTACAACCAATAAAAATAATTTCAACTCCTGCGAGTAATATTATTGGATTACAAATTCCTGCTATGGAATATGTTAATTCTGTAACAACACCTACTCAAAGAGTTTATGAATATTATGCCTTTACATTTGCAAGAGCTATTTTTCAAGAAGTAGCAAATCCTTCAAGTTTACATAGTAATAGAGGATATGAAATTGGTATAGTATATATGGATGAATTTAATCGTTCAACTACAGCATTGGTAAGCCCTTACAATACAGAGTTTGTTCCTTGCGGTGCTTCTGCAAGTAAAAACTCAATTCAAGTAACTATACCTGTTTTACAAAGAGCACCTGCTTGGGCTAAAAGGTATAAGTTTGTAATTAAGCCTGATGCTGAAAATTACGAAACAATATACTCAAATATATTCTTTACTGACCCTGATTCTAATGATGTGTGGTTTCTTATAGAAGGAGAGAATATGAGAAAAGTTGAAAACGGAGATAGATTAATTGTTAAGGCAGATACATCAGGTCCTACTAAAAATTGTGTATATACAACTGTTCTTGATAAACAATCACAAGCTGAAGATTTTATAACACCTAAAGAAAATGTAAGTGTACTTGCAGGTCTTTATATAAAATTAAATCCAAATACGTTTAATCTTGTGGTTGACCCAAATGCAATTATAGCACCGGGACTTTTTTATCCTCTTGTTTTTGCAGGTGTTGGAGACCGTAGTTGTCCTGAAGGGCAATATCCTATGAATATTGCAGGTACAGACCCGTTACATCCTACTTGGACTTTTGTTGATTATAGTGTCCCTGCAGGAAGTAGAATAAAAATATACATAAATGGTAATAGACAAGGTGTAGGAAGTAGTTGTGAAGCATTAATAGCAATATGGGATGTTGAGTTTACTTCTTCAAGAGATTACGATAATATGTACGATTGGTTTAATGGAGATAATATAGCAGCTACATTATCCAATCCTTCAATTTCAGTTGCAGGAGGAGCTACAATTGAGTATGTTCCGGGATTTGGTTCTCCGGGATGTAACTTTAATACTGTGTACCTTCAATTCAATAGAGACGCTGTAACTAATAGACTTTGGATGAACGTAAGTACAGGTTGGGCTTGTACAGGAGCAGGAGCAGATGGAAGAAGATTTTTTGTTGATATGGAAGTAATAGTCTATAGAGCATTAAATACAATAATATTTGAAACAGAACCTTCTGATGCTTTACCTGATGTGTTTTTTGAAAACAATTTATCTTTTGCTATTGATGCAAATGGTAATCATCAAGGTAATATACAAAACCAAAATATATCAAGTAACATACCTGCTATAATAGACACAGGATTTTATAATTGTTTTGCATTTGGTAACGGAGCAGAAAGTTATAAAATACGTGATTCAATTATTGGTAAGTCTTTTAATTTTGGAGAAAGAGTTACAACTGTAGCTGCTCAAGATTATAAAGCTGCTAATAGATTTTCAGATATTACTTATAGTGGCATATATAATGGAGAAAGCAACATAAATAAACTAAACGAGTTTAATATGGGGCTGTCTAATTTTAAACATTGTGAAGGTTCATTTGGAGAAATACAATTATTAGATGGTAGAAACACAGATGTTCTTGTGTTACAAGAAGATAAAATATCTTATGTTTTAGCAGAGAAAAACTTATTATCTGATGCAAGTGCCGGAGGGATAATTACAGCCACTCCTCAAGTTTTAGGAACGCAAATAGCACGTACTGAAAAGTATGGTATTAGTTTTAATCCTGAGAGTTATGTTCAATGGGGATTTGATAGATATTTTACTGATGCAAAACGTGGAGCAGTTATTCAATTAAAAGGAGGAGACGATGGTAATGAGCAGTTAGTGGCAATATCTGAACAAAATATGAGAACTTGGTTTAGAGATGAATTTAATGCTTCATTTAATTTCCAAAAACTTGGAGGGTTTGACCCTTATATGAATGAGTATGTATTGTCTATGAACGATAGAGAATTACCTATAAACCCTCAATGTTTACCTTGTGGATTATCTCAAACATTTACTTTATCTGTAGATACAGAGATATCAAAAACACTTACATATTGTGTTGATTTAGGTCCTACAGTAGGTGATACTAATGTTTCTTGGTCATTCACAAGTATTGAAGCAGGTAAAACTCTTAATGTAAGTGCAGTATATGATGGTACTACTGTGAGTTCGGGTCCTGTGAGTACAGATGGTCAAATAACATTTAATAAAGATAATATATCAGTTGAAACTGTACAAATAATTCTTACTTACACAGGAGATATGGTTGTATCTGTAATTGGAGATTGTTGTAATGCTGAAGAATTAAACATAGTTGAAGTAGTTTTAACTAATAATTCAGAGGCGGGTAAAACCATTCATACTCAATATAGATATACTAATGGAACTTTTATAGGACCTCTTTTATCTAATTTAGTATTATTTATAAATGATACCACATCACCTGTCGTATCAAGATATAATATTACTACAGGACCTGTAGGTGAAGGTGGTTTCCCTCCTGAGTTTAGTACAATGAGACTTATATCAAATGCTATTGTACCTGATGATTTTGTATTTAATACTACATATAATAAATTTAGATACAGAAGAAGTAATACTCTTTATCCAAATACAAATGTTGGTATTCAAAACTTACTTTCAGGTTCTACTTTAGCAACACCTATATTAGGTTCAGCACCTACTTACTATTCAGAATTTACAGTTCCTGCAAGTTCAGGAGGTTCTTACTTATATTTAATATGGGATTTAAGAAGTGCTATATTAACTGAATTATGTTTTGGCTCAACAACAAGTGATTCTTGCTGTGATTGTACACCGGGGAATTATTATTTAGATGGAGATTTTAGTGTAGCTACATCAGTTTGGACTAATAGTTCTTTAACTACATTTGCTGCTAATGGTTTCTATTCATTAGGAGGAATAGTTAGAGAGTTAGTTGGTGGTGTATTATTACCTTCTCAAACTTGTGCAGGTTGTAGCGTTGAAGTATCTTTGTGTTATGGTATAGATGCTGTAGATGTATGTTGTAATTGTGATACTACTTGTGATACTCCTTATAATTCATATTTAGTTACAAATAATGAATCATTTAGTGTAATAGTATATTTTTATAATGAAGAAGGAATATTATCAAGCTTACCTTTATCAGGGTCATCTGTAGATGTACAGTTTTGTTCTATAGGAGCACCTTATAGTGATTCAGACATAACCGTTACCTACGATTCTTGTGAGTGTATAGCATAATTTAATTTAAAAAAAAAAATGGCAATAAATTCAACATATTATTTAGATGCAGCAGATTTAACTACTGCTACATCAGTATATTTAGATGCAGGACTAACTAATTTAGCACCTGATGGATTTTATAGAGAAGGAACTGTAGTTAGACAGCAGTCAACAGGAATACTATTAGCTGCTGATACTTGCGAAGAATGTGCAGATTGTGTACGTTATATCGCAACTACTACGGATTTTGCAGGTGGTGCTGATTATACTGATTGTTCAGGAATACCACAGACCATCACACTTGACCCTTTTCAAAGTACAGATTTTTGTGCAGAAGAAGGCTCCGTTACAGCAAGTGGAGGAGCAACAATTAGTATATCAGTAACACCTTGTCCTTAAAATTATGAACTATACTTTATCATACAGCGAAGGAGTTGCCGGTTGGGTATCTTTTTATTCTTATTATCCTGATTGGATGATTGGAATGAATAATTATTTTTACACTTTTAAAGGTGGTAATCTTTATAAGCACAATGTAAATAATTTAAGAAATACATTTTATCAACCTTGGTGGACCCGAATTGGGCAACCCGCAAACTCTTTTACATCAACGTCTATTCAAAGTGTATTTAATAATGCAGCTCTTGAAAATAAGTTATTTAAAACCATCAATTTAGAAGGTGATGCTCCTTGGGCGGTTTCTTTACAGACTGATTTACAAGTATCAGGGTTTATTGAACAAAGTTGGTTTGAAAGAAAAGAAGCCTCTTACTATGCATTTGTTAGAAATAACTCTGCAGGTGAATTGGCTTTAAGAAGTTTAAATGGTATAGGTAATAGTTTTCAAGTTACAGGAGCGGGAACGAATAGTGCTACTGTTAAATTTAGTATATCTCCTTTAATTGATATTGGAAGAATTATAAGTATTGGAGATTATCTTTATTTTGGTCATCCAAGTCCTATTTTTGCAGGAGTTGTTTTGGATATTAATATTAATTATCCTTTAGGAATAAATGAAATTGTAGTAAACAATAATATGTTGACTCCATTAACTACTCCAATACCGGGAAATGTTAATTATTTCTTATATATTAAAAATTCTGTAGCAGAATCACACGGAGTTTTAGGACATTATTGTACCTTTACACTTACAAATAATTATAACAGTGAAATAGAATTATTTGCAGCGGAGACAAATGTTATGAAAAGTTTCCCTTAATTTTAATATCTTTGTATCAATATGGAGTTAAACATTAGACCTCTAAATGAAAATGATTATCACGAAATTCTTGTAGAATGGTGGAAACAATGGAATTGGGAGGCTCCTTTAAAAGATTTTTTGCCTGACGATGGCAAAGGAGGAATGATAGTTTGCGATGGAGATACACCAATTTGTGCAGGTTTTGTTTATGTTACAAATTCAAAAGTAGCTTGGGTAGATTGGATTGTTTCTAATAAAGAATATAGAATAAAAGATAAAAGAAAAGAAGCAATAAAACTACTGATAGAATCACTTACTAATATTTGCAAACAAACAGGAAGTAAGTATGGTTATGCTTTAATTAAAAACAATAGTTTAATAAAAACGTATGAAGAACTTGGTTATGTAAAAGGAGATTCATACACAAGTGAAATGATAAAAATATTATAATATGGCAGTAGCAACAGCAGTAGCAATAGGAGGATTAGCAATTTCGGGAGCATCAACTGCGATGTCTTTTCTTCAAGCCGGAGAACAAAAATCTAAACAAAGACAAGCAGAAGCAGATGCCGCAGCGGCAATGGCAGAAGCACGTAAAAAACTTCAAATAAACTATACCGATGAATTAGCGATTAATAAAGAACCTTATGAACTTCAGAGAGAGGCTTTACTTTCTCAAGGAGCATTAGCTATTCAAGCAGGTCAGGAGTCTGAAAGAGGTGCTACTGCAACAGCCGGTAGAGTTCAAATGGCTCAGAACGAAGCTCAAGCAGATATAAGAACAGATATGGGTAAAGAGATGGTTGATATTCAAAATAAACAAATAGCAGAACAAAGTCGTTTAAGAGACTTAAATGTTCAGTTAGATTTAGGAGAAGTAGAAGGTGCTCAACAAGCAGCAGCAGATGCAGAAAGAGCAGCCGCAACAGCAACAGCAGAAGGATTTCAAGGATTAACATCGACAGCTCAACAAGGATTGGCAATGATTCCATTATTCCCAAAAACAGCTTCAGCTAAAGCATTTGGTAAACTTGAAGAAGGAGCTAAAGGTTCAGGTATTACTCAGGCAGATTTTCAAAATAAAGTAGCAGGATTATCAGGTCAAGCAGGGTATGGTAATTTATCCGGTGTAGGAGGAATGAAAGGAGCTGAATTTACAGATTTTATGTCAGGACTTCCTAAATCACAATTAAATAATATTTACGGACAATTATTCCCTAAAACAAAATAATAATGGCAACATACTATAAATATGCAGAGAGGACTGCGGACTCACAGGTAAATTGGGCTGAGATAGGTAAGGGTATGAGCGATATGCTTGCCGAAACTAATCGTATAAGAGAAGAAAAGAAAGATGCGATTGATGCTGCTACTCGTGAGACAATGAAGTACCTTACGGAAACTCCGAATGGAGAACACGTTGGTGCGAGAGAGAGTATATTAGAATATGCAAACCAAGCTTCTAATAGAATGAGAATTGCTGAAAACCTTTTAAAAAGAGGTCAGATGAGTGTAAAAGACTATACCATATTTAGACAAAATTTAAATGATGGTACAGACTTGGCTTTTAATGCAAATAAAGCTTATCAAGAAAGTTATGCCGATATAATGACTCGTTCAAGAGATGGTATTTCTTCAGGATTAGAATTAAATAATGCAGAGGAAGTAGAAGGTTTTGGAAATTGGAAAAATGTAGGTTGGCAGATAGGTCCTAATGGAACTATTATGGCGGGTAAAATGATTGAAAAAGAAGTAGATGGTAAAAAAGTAAGAGCATTAGATGATGCTCCGGGAGGATTAAGAAGTATGGATTACTTAAACCAAGCTATATTAGGTAGAATTGACAAGTATGATTACGAGTCTAAAGTAAAAAACTTTGTAGCTAATTTAGGAGAAGAAAAGAAAACTATTGTTACACTTGGTAGAATACAACAACAAGGTAAGATAACAAGTGTCGAAGATATAACAAGCAGAAAAGATATAAACCCTGAAACTAAAGAAATTTTATATACTTTTATTAAAGCTGAAAACGAAAAAGTTAAAGAGATTGTAGGAACTAATTTAGATACTGCAAGAATACTTTACGATAGTGCTAAGGTAGCTCCAAACAAAGAACCATATAAAATTACAACAAGTCCTGAAGAAGCTAAAAAAGGAGAGAACTATATATTAAAAGTAGTTGACCCTGATTCAGGAGGGTTTAAATATGAATTAACAGATGGTCAGAAAAAAGATGCTGAGGAGTTTGTTAGAACTAATATGAGAAGTCAATATGACTATAAAGAAGAAGCAAATGTTGTTGGAGCTGTATCAAGAGATCCTGAATCTGAGGAAGCTATAAAAAGAAAAGCAGAACAAAAAGAAAAAGATAATGCTCTTGGAGTTTGGGGAGATGCGTTTAAAGCACGTACTGCTGCCGGTAAAAAAGCTGCATTTGAAACGATACTTGGTACTAAAATAGCTCAAGAAAGAGGATTATTAGATATTGACACAAGTGTTCCGGGTAAATTAACATTTAAATATGCTGACGCTGTTAAAAATCGTACAGTAGATTACGACCCAAATACCATTACATTAAGACAATGGAATGAAATTGGTAATGAGGTTCACGGTATTG